CTTTCAAATTTGTAACTGGAGGTGAGATACGTTTCTTTACTGGTGAGAGGTTAGAAAACTTTCGTGGCTTACGTTTGCATAATGTCATCATTGATTAGGCATCATATATACCATATTTGCAAGATGATTGGAACAATGCAATAAGACCAACGCTAACTGATTTTGAAGGCAAGGCGTTATTCATATCAACGCCAAGAGGCAAAGATTTTTTTTATAACTTATATTTACGCAATTCGGGAGATTGGAAATCCTTTAAATACACAACTTATGATAATCCATTTATTAAGGTCAGCGAGATTGATGATGCTAAAAATTCGCTTCCAATGTCAGCGTTTGAGCAAGAGTTTATGGCAAATCCATCGGAGAATTCAGCCAATCCGTTTGGTATTGATTTTATTAGGCAAAACATTCAAACGCTATCCAGTAACAACGCTATTTGTTATGGCATTGACCTTGCTAAATCTTATGATTATACTGTTATATGTGGGTTGGATGCTAATGGCGCAGTTTGTAGCTTTGATAGGTTTCAGTGCGATTGGACTACTACGAAAGCCAAAATACGAGAATTAAAGAACGTACCTAAATTGATTGATGCTACTGGTGTAGGCGACCCGATTGTAGAAGAACTACAACGTGATGACCATTTGATAGAAGGGTTTAAATTCACAAGCACAAGCAAACAACAACTCATGGAAGGATTGGTAACTTCAATCCAGCAAGGTGCTATCAAATATCCAGATGGAATACTTGTAGATGAACTATCAATCTTTGAATACGTTTATACTGCAAATGGTGTTAAGTATTCAGCACCTAATGGAATGCACGATGACTGCGTTTGTGCGTTAGCATTGGCAAACAAGATATTTATTAAATCGCAATCATTCGGTAAATACGCATTGATTTAGTATATTTGCAATATGAAAGAATTGGCGTTTGAGTTTTTTGATAAGATGAAAGCTGGTCAAGTAGTAGCGATTAAAGAGATAGCGAAGAAAGACCCAGAAGCATTCAAACAATACTTGCGTGATTACATCGACTTGGGTGGTCGCATAACCATATCAAGCGATTGGAAGAAGTTTCGCAAAGATAGCGATGAAAGAGATTTTGTATAGGAACATATCGTATGTTCCTTTTTTTGTTTACTTATATTTAATAATATGAAGCATTGGAATAACATCACAATCGAGGACTACCAATTTATTTATGGTATAATCATTGATGAAAACTTAACCGACTTCGACAAAGAGGTTAAACTTGTTGCATTTATAAACGGATTAACAGAAGCAGAGGTAGACAATTTATCTATTGAAGCATTTAAAGACCTAAAATCAACAATGAACTTCTTGCACGATGGTAAGATTGAAGGCAAGGTTCAGAATATTATCAAAGCAAATGGTAGAGAATACGCACTATCATTAGATGCTTTTAAAATAACATATGGTCAATATGTAGATTTGACTACGTTCATGAGTGCAGATGGTGGATTGTTTGGAAACTTACATTCCGTAATGGCATCAATAGCAAGACCAGTTAAAAGAACTTGGTATGGTGTTAAGGTTGCACAAGATTATGGAAGCAGAGATTATAACGAAGTAGCAGAAGATATGCTTCACGCAAATTTTGCTGATTGCTATAATACTTGTGTTTTTTTTTGCAAACTTATCAGCGACTTAATAAAAAGTACAATTCGCTATTCGGTAAAAGATTTGCTGAAGACGAAGAAAGTAACGAAGCAGAAGTTAAGAAAGATGTTGAAACCTTTGGAGAACGATGGGGATGGATTTATAATGCAGAACTTATTAAAGGATTTGAGGGAATTGAATTAAATAAGGTTTGGGATTTACCGATTATACAAGCATTAAACGCATTAGCTTATTTAAAAGATAAGAGAAGAAACGAAATAGACCAGATAGAGGAGATGAATAAATCGTATGGCAACGGGATTTGAGAATATAGGTAGCAGTAGTGCTGGATATGTTTCTGCAAAGAATATAACTGGTAACAATGTAAAACTTACTAATGTTGAAGATGTTTTAACAAAGTATGCTACATTAATTCAAATAGAAGCACGAAGAAACCTAAACAAAGTAAATCCTATTTATGGCAACGATAAGAATGCGACTGGTAAATTAAGTGCAAGTATTAGTGTTAATCCAGCACAATATGAAAATGGTAACTATTCAATAACTATTGAACTACTTGATTATTATATCAATGTAAACGATGGTCGTGGTGCTAATAAACGTAGACCACCAATTAGTAAAATACGACAATGGATTATATCCAAGCAGTTACGTTTACAAGATGGTGGCACTACGAAAAAAGGATATAAGAAACCAGGAACTTTAATTAGCAGTAGCAAAAAGAAAGTAACTCTTGGTAATAGAAAGATGTCAATATTAGATGCAACTGCAATACGCATTGCTTCAAGTATTGGGAAAAAAGGAATTAAACCTACATACTTTTGGGATAAGGCAATCAATAAATATAGCGATGCGTTAAAAAAAGATGTGCAAGAAATTTTAGGAAAAGATATTTTACAAGTAATAGTATCATAAAATGGCAATAACTTATATAGAAACACCGAAAACTTGGACACCTATCAACAATGATATGATTTACTATGTCAAAACGAATAGTGCGATTAGTAATTTATATCTTGAAGTTTACGTTCAAAGTTCATTAGTAGCAAGAGTAAAGCTGGTAGTAAATGCTGGTGGTTATGCCTATTGCGATGTTAAACAATTCCTACAATCATTTGTCAAGAATGACCAAATCTATTTTGACAATACTTTCTGGAAAGCATTAACTAATTTAAGCTACTATGTAAATTACCAAGTTAAGTGTGTTGAAACTATTGGTGGAACATCTTATAACGATACTGCAAAATATGCTTTTAATGGTCAAATATCTTTTGTAGATTTTGTGGAATACAATCAGCAATACAACACCGAAATAAGTCCAGTAGGTAAGTTCTTAACGTATTCTCCAAGAACACTTAAAACCAACTTTCTTCGTGAGAATTTTTTAAGTTACATTGATGGTAGTTCTCCAGCTACAACGATACGAGTGCGTACATACGAGAGTGGTGCAACACTACCTACAAGAATATTTGAATTAGCAGTAGCAGATTTAAGTGCATTAGCTGGTATCATTTGCATAAGCAAAGATGCTTTAGGTGCTGACTTGACTATTTGGAATGAGGTTACTTCACTTTGGGAAAATTTATCTACTCAAACTTGGAATGAATTTGGTGGATATGTGATAAATCCTAATGTAACACAAATAGATATTTGTTTACTCAATGCATCTGGTACGATTGTTACCGAATTGTTTACATACCAATTAGATGACTATTGTTCTAAATACGAAAAGACAAATGTTTATTGGCAAAATTCTCTTGGTGGTTTTGATAGTTACACTTTTAATAAGGTTAAAAAGAAGCGTTATAACATTGATAGAAAATCTATCCAATCAAATCCGTATAAATTTGACAATGCTGGATATTCGCAACACACTAACAACATATTTAACCTATCTAATCAAAACTATTTTAGCAATTATACGGAAGGTGTTGTTTTAAATTCAGACCTATTAACCAATGAAGAACATACATGGTTTTGGGAATTGATTAAAGCACATTCACTTTATGTTGAACAAGTTATTAATGGAGTTACTTATTACGTTCCAGCAGTTATTAAAGCAACCAACTACGAACCTAAAATAAATATCGTTGATGGGTTGCAAAATATTATGATTGAATTAGAGTATAGTTACGACAATATCAAGATAACAAAATAATGGCTACACAAAGAACGCAAATATATATTGAAGGCGTTGCGCTTGACTTGGATAAAAATGTTGATATTGATTTTACTTATTCGATTGCAGATATATCCGACTTTGAAAAGCGCACTACTACGTTTTCTAAAACCATAGCATTACCAGGAACTGCACATAATAGTTTTCTTCTTGGTAATTATTTTGATTTTAATATCAATAACGATTATAGTAACATACTTGATAACGTAGGTGTAAACTATAACCCACTAAAGAAAGCATTTGCAAAAGTTACGATTGATAATGTCGAAGTATTTGTAGGTGTTTTAAGGTTGTTAGAGATAACTTCTAAAGATGGTGCGTTGGAATACCAATGCGCACTATTCGGTTCATTAGGTGGCTTGTTTAGTACGTTAGGAGAGAAGTTACTAACCGATTTAGATTTAGATGCGTTAGACCATGCTTATAATACAACTACAATACAAAATTCTTGGAATACTGCCGATGTAGTTGCACAAGGTTATGTATATCCGATGGCTAATTATGGTATTGGTTTAAATAATGCACAAACTGAATTTGATGTTAGGAATTTTAGACCAGCAGTTTCAGTTAAAAGGGTATTCGATGAAATCATTTCACAAGCTGGTTACACATATACTGGTAATTTTTGGAATGAAAATAATCTCGATAAATTAATTATTCAAAACGGAGAAGAAAAGTTTAGTGCTTTTTATAACTCATTCGTAAAAGCTACATTACCAGCAAGAACTACTAATGGCGTATTTAATCCATTGGGTATTATTTATTCAAATGGGTTATCTACTGGTGGCTCTCAAATACAAAATAATACAAGCGATACATTAAACTTAAAATTGATATTAAGTTTTGATTGTAATAATGCTATGCCACCCTATGTATTTGCTTATGGTGGGTTTTTACAATACGATAATACTGGTGCATTTAAAACAAGTGGAGAAGGTAATCTTACATTTGGTACTGGTACTGATTATAATATAACATTAAACTTTACAATTACTTTAGAACCAAGTGAGTATATTGTAATTTTCTTTAATTATAGAGATATTTTAGGAGGTGCAACTGGTTCTGGATTTACTATTAAGAATACAAGTTATGTACAAGTAGACCCAGTTAGTAGTGCAAGTAAAAGTCCAGTATTATATGGAACTACTATTCTTGGTAAATCAATAGTTCCAGAAGGAATTAAACAATCGGAGTTTATTAAGAATATAATTAACTTATTAAACTTGTATATAATTCAAGACCCAGATAATGAGTTTAACTTAACATTCATTCCACAACCAGATTTTTATACAAATCAAACTATTGATTGGAGTGATAAAAAAGATTTAGATAAAGGGTTTAGCATTAAGCCATCTACCGAGTTCACTCCAAAATCATATTCATTCAAATATAAAGACGATGCAGATTTTTATTCTAAAACATATAAGAATAAATATGCAGAAGCGTATGGCAATTTGAAATATGAAACAGAAAATGAATTTAGTAAAGACGATATAGCTACCGAGTTTTTCTTTTCTTTAGCACCATTAACACTTACTGGGAATAAGCCAATGGCTCAATTATATGACATCAATACCGATGGAACATATAAGCAATTAAAGTGTAATCCTAAATTAGCATTTTGGGGTGGTAAAAAAGAAAGTAGTGCGTACACTATTAAGAATGGCGCAACAACATTAAATAGTGGTGTAGTATTCTACGGATATGCTGGACATATATACAATATAGGCATGGAGAGTGATGGTAGGTTATGGGATTTATGTTATGCTACACCTAAAGAAATTTATTTTAACATATCAACATATCCTTTATTAAATCTATACTATTTGTATTATAAGAAATTTGTAGATAGTCAAAACAATAAAGATAGTAAACTTGTTATACTTTATTTTTTACTCAATTCAATGGATATAATGAATTTGAGTTTCCAGAAATATATTAAAGTAGATAATGGTATTTATTATCTAAATAAAATCGATGGCTATAATCCTTTATCAAATGAACTTACAAAGGTAGAGTTATTGCGTATTGTAGCACTTGAGGAATTAGATACTTATGTTACTTATACACCAGCACCAGATAATTACGGATATAGCACTATAAGATTAAAAGTTACTTTAGATAGAACACTTCCTTTTAATAAAACATTTGCAGTACAATATGCTTATCAACAAGCTGGTATTCCACCAACAAATTATTTTGGAACTGGTAATGTTACAATAACTGCTGGTTCATTAGTTGGAACTTATGAATTTGGTATTCCACCAGGTTCAACAAACACATTTACCAATATAGTAGTTGCACCACCATCAACTGACGCTGGTTATATTTATGTATATGGTGGCGATTATTCAACTAATTAAAATTTAGACAATGGCAAAACAAGTAATAGGATTTGAAGCAACACTCGATGGTGCAAAGGTTGAGAAATCGGTAAAAAGTATAA